ATCATCATTGTTCTCTGGCATTGTAATCATAGATGCAGATATCATATCTCTTGATACCGTGTCAGAACCGTTCGTGTGCAGGTCAATTTGTAGTACGGCGTCATAGTTGTTCCTCAGAAATGACATCATAGCTTGTGTCTCTGTTTCAGAACCCGCCGATGAACCTTTATAGTTTAAACCGCCCGGTTCGCTACCGTTGCCATCCGTCCTTGTATCTTCCCACTCGTCCCAATTATAAGTTGGAAAATTGCGGTTCAGATTGACGCCGTTTTCGTTAAGCCGAGACGGTATTTCCTTCATAAATCCATACGGATTTGCAACAGGAATAAACGCTATTACGGCATTTGTCCGCAAGTATGACAAAACAGGATTTTTTGTCGAGTTTTCTATCAAGTCTTTAATAAGGTAGTGCATTGCATACACACTCATTTTTTCATTGGCATGCATACAACAAATGACAGCTACTTTGGGCACAGGATAAACGCCCTGTGTGGCAAATCTCGGCTTTGTTGCATATTCATAAATATGCCATTCGCTAGATTCACTATATTGTGTATTGCCTGCGTTTCCTGTGTATACTACGCCATAGTCTCTGATTTTAGCGAAAAAGCCACCGCTGTTTGCTGCGAGTGTATCAAACGCCGAATGAATCGCGCTGACATCGGAAAAATCGTTTGTCCATCCAGTTTCATCAATATGTTGCCCTTCATAATATATTTCCGGGCATGGGTATCCATATGAACGCGCTGTGTTTTCTCCACGATCAAATACCGATTCATAATCAATCACATCCAGATTGAAATTAAATTCATCAAGGATAGCTTGATTTTTAAGCGGTTCCACAGGACTGGAATAGCGAATCCCTATGTAGGCTATACAGTCTTGTTCTACCGTGATATTGGTTGCACTGGAAAGATACCCGCTGATCGCAGTATCATTTTCATCGAGTTTATATCCATAACTTAAATTTTTTGTGCGTGTATATTGAGCCTTTCGAGTGATGGTAGAACCGGCTTTTAGCTTTACAACTGTATAAAATCTGTCGTTCGGCAACATCCCATTTGAATATGTTTGTTCACCAGCGGCAGAAAATACGCCCATTTTCCACGCCAGCAAATGTGGGTCTGTCACGTGTGTATAGTTTTTATGTATTTCTTCAAGAATTCCATCAGCCGAAATCCGCTGAGTCACTTTTAACGAATACCCGCTTGCAATGCCGACATTGGCGATTAGATATCCGTTTGTAGGAGCAATCAACTCAAGATCAGAACCCGTTGCCGAACTCCCCGAAACAGATTTTGAACGATAATTCTGATCGACAAAACACCATAACCGTCCAGCTACCGCACCTGTTCCGGTCAACGCAAATTTATCACCGTATCTGCACGGTTTAATGATATAGGCATAAGACGAATTGGACACAGGTGTAATATCAATTAGTGTCCCGACCGATGATCCTGTGTTAATATATCCGCCTTTTATAAACAAATCGGTAATATCGCTTGTTCTCATCAACGCTAAAGTATTAGAGTCTGTATCGTAGCTTTTCTGTACCAGCTTTGTGATGGCAAGATCAGGCTGAATATCATACGGCGTAAGTGCCGCATTAGTTTTTCGCTTGAATGTGAGTTTTACATAAGTTCCGACTTCCGGTGACACATCAACACTATTAGCATTTGTCAAAGCACTATAGGACACAAACGTATCATCCGCTGAATTGTATGTAAATACTCCAGGAATAATGACATCTGCATCTCCCGTTTCAATATGTGCTGGATGTTCAATTTTACTGATTGTGCGCACATAGTTGTTGTTAGCACTAGGATTTCCAGAGCTAATATTAAATGTTCCCTGTTCGAGTGCAAGAAAATTAAGACGGCTTGTTAAATCTGCCTTTAAATCATTGATCTGTGTTCTGACTGCTTTCCCTGCAGTTTCGTGCTGTGTCCCATCAACCCCAACACGGATGTCCTTCAACTCGGTATCACTTGCTTTAAGGTTCGTCACATCCGTTTTGAGCGTGGTTACATCACTCTTCGCCTGCGTCATATCCGTCTTAACGGTTGATACATCCGACTTCAGTGTAGTCACATCCCCCTGCACCGTTGTAACGTCCGTCTTCAAGCCTGCGATATCCTGCTTGTTCTTCGGGATCTGCGTAACGTCCGCACTCGTCAGTTCGTCATTCATCGCCTGCAATGACTGCCAGATTGCACCCCGGACTTCCTCGCCATAAATCGCCGTTTTAATCCTCTGAATCCACTCTGCGATTGACGCCATTTGTCACCACTCCTTTCAAGTAGTCAATCTCCGCCTGCATTTCCTGCATAGCCTTCACCATGTACCCCAACAAATAGAAATCATTAACTGACTTCTCATTCATTGTACCATCTTCATTGTAGCCGCCGCCGATAGACAGGTTTTTGTCCAACTGCTCCAGTTCATCAGCCACAAAACCGCAATCCTGATGCAACCCGTTCTGTTTCCAATCAAACTGACGCATCTGTATCTTCTGAATAAACGGCAAAGCATCAATCTCACAATCCTTCACGTTTTCCTTCAGCCGAATATCCGAAGACGAAGGAGCAAAGTTTTTCGTTACGTATGTCGGGTTTTCCGCCGTCCCCGTTCCCGTTTTGCCCCACTGTGCATTCACGCCAAGGCTATTTGGAACGGTATGTGACTGGCTGTGCGCTGTGAGATACTTTACCCGGTTGCCGTCCGTACCGTAAGAAGCAACAGGACGATACCACTTGTTTTCTTCCTCAGCCCCATATGGTTTGTAGGATAGCCGCTCCGTTTCCGAGTCAAGAGTGTACAGTGTATATCCATTTACGCTGTCGCTACGGCTTTTCCTGTAAAACACGTAGCTAGATTTATCTTGCCCCGTCCACCAAACGAAATCCCCGGTCAAGTCAATATAGTTTGAATACAAGTTTGTGACATGATCATCCGTTATATAAGCAGTGGTTGCTCCAAGCAACGTAACATCGGCTTGATTGCTGTGCAAATTATGTACCCACACAGGCAAGTCCTCTGCAGTGATATACATTTGCTCGTGAGTAATCGTGATCGATCCAAACGCATCACTCCCGTCTATATCGGTTAAATTTATGGCACGGAACTGTCCTAAGTCTACATTGATCCCGCCGCTGTCAAGTCCCCCCTTTAAATTGCCGTCACCATCATATATGGCAATTTTACCGTATGTGTTGTTTATGCCTCCAGCCTTTAACGTGCCGCCCTGTATACGGTCTGCACTCATCGTTCCTGCGGTAATAAAGTCCGCCACGATTGCGCCGTCCATCGTCATTGCTAAGCCATATCTGCCATTGTAGCCAGTGGACGAGTATCCAAGACCATTTAAATTCCACCGCCATACTTTCCGGGCTGTCTCAATATCGTCCGTGTCCATGATAAGCAATTCGGAAGCATCCTCAGTGATAACCACATAGCCGCCAAGGGCTGACCGTATCAAAGCTGTGGCGTTATCTTTTGCGCTCTCCAAGATTTCCTGCGGAGTCTTCGCCTTTTTGATCTTCTCCAGTATATCCTGACTGACCGCCTCAGTGGTACTTGTCAATGACTGCGTGACCTTGGTTCCGAGTGTATATTTGGTTCCTGCCGCACTATCAAGTGGGATTGATACCTTGGTCACCGGGAAAATGCGGTTCATTCCATGCGGCGTTGATATCGCCCGGATCTCGTCCATCAGCTTGATATTTTCCACTGAGGGATTGAGTTTGTGAAGGTCTACCGCAGAAATGGAAAGCACCATGCTGTCCCACTGGACTTCCTGCATATACTGCTGTGCTTTGGTCAGAAGGTTCTGCGCAACCGTCACGCCGTCCCACGTAACAACTCGCTCAATCCAGCCGTGCTCTTGAACCGCCTGTGTGTTAACAAGATACGGGGAACCGCTGTTTACATCCTCGATGCCTAACCTCAGATGCAACGCCGGGATCTCGCTTTCTTCCAACTCCGCACCCTGCGGAACCAGTACCGTGCAATACTCGCTTGTGTCGTAGGAAGATACATAATCAAGCAGATTTTTACCAAACTCGACCGTCTGGCTGTTTGTATTAGGAAACTCCTTTAGATAGTCAAGATACCGTGTGCCATCCTCAAACCTTACTCGCAGATAGCCGCCCAAGGACTTGACCATATCATCATAGATGCACTCAAGCGTACTTTCCCAGTTTGTATATCTGTACAGGCTGTCATTGCTGTCCGTGACCGTGACCGCTCCAACGGTAAACTGCTTGTCCGCTGTGACCTTTGCGTTATGGATAGCGACAAGCGTTGACAGATACTGCCTCACGGTCAAATCATGGTACTCCGCAGGCGGCTGTTTTGTATCCTTCAGATAAGCCAAGCACCCCTCGCAGTGGTAGGTCTTCCGTTTCCAGAAGTCCGTGTGTTCTTCTGTGGCTCTGCCTTCAAATATTTTCACACCGTCTTCCTCGACTTCGACCACTGAAGAAAGCCGCTCTACACGCCCATAATATGGATGCGTAGGCGGCATTGTGAATTCAAACTCGCCTGCGCTGTTGACTTCAAGTTCCAGTTTCGGGGAAATAAGCACAAGATCAGAAGAAACGCCGCTGTTATATACTGTATTTCCGTCAATCTTGACTTTGTACATCAGAAAGCACCTCCTCTGTAGGATATTGTTAATGTGCCTGTCCCCGTGACCGTCAGCGTGTTTTCGCCAGCATCAAGCAAAATATCATAATTTGTCGTTGTTCCTTTGGGGATGGAGTACGTCTTGCCCTTGAATTTCACGCTCATGCTTGCCGATGCTGTAAATGTCGGGCTGACCGTCATTCCCCTGTTGATAATCGTTATTGTCTGCGTTCCGCTGACCGTATACGCTGTATCCTGCGCTATGCCAGTGCGGAAGTTGAACGGGTTCCAGAGCCAACGCCCTGTTGCCATTGCATCATCCGTCTCATACTTGTAAGGCTCCGCATCAACGTTAACATCAAAATAAGACTGTAATTTCCCTGGCTCAAGGTCTCCCATGGTGCAACGCCCGACATAATAAAAACTTGGGTCATCATCAATTATGACCTTGCGCTTTTTGCCGTGCACATAGTTAGCCATTACCGTATAGGAGTTGTAAAACTTCCCCCGGTCAATGACCTTGAAACGGAAACTCAAATCACGGTTGCCGTATCGCACAGCCCCCAGTGCTTCTGTCAGATCCAGAACGCCATCCATGCCAGGAACGTCAACGATCTCTGTTTTCGGCTCCGGGGGGCTGATGGTCTTCTCAACCAACAACAGCCCCCAATCATCATAGGAGTGATAATCGCCGAACTGTACGCCCCTCAAAACATCATGCATAAGACCGCCTCCTTGCTATCACTCCCAACTGTGCATCCATCGCCGGGGCAAGCTGTCCGACCAATGCGCCCGTATCAGTAACCAACTGCATATTTGCCATCTCTGGGACATACCGCCTCAGAAGCATCAGGATCTCTTTCAAAATCCTGCTGTCTGCCGTCATATCATCAACGGTTGCGTCATGCACAGATTCGTCAATCATGCCCTGCAGCAATCCTGTACCGATGATCATTTCAGAGCCAGCTTCACCGCCACCAAGCAGGGTTCCTTTGCGCTCGCCAAAGATTGTCGCATCATCCAACAAATAGGCATTCCTCAAAGCCTTTTTGTTCCAACTGATGCCAAAATGCGGTACGGATGGCGGATTGAGTGAAAAGCCGCCGCTGATGCTGATATGCGGCAATGACAAGTGCGGAAGATGCCAGCTGAAGTTCATGATTGACTTCACCGTGTTGATTGCGTTACGAACCGCATTTTTGACCCCATCGAAGATGCTCACAAACTTGCTCTTGATAGCATCAAGGATGGAACTGACGGTGCTCTTTGCCGCATTCATCCCGGTTGAGATTGCGGATTTAACACCGTTGATCGCTGTGGAAACCGCCGTCTTAATTCCGTTCCACACATTCGTAACCGTGGTCTTGATGCCGTTAACAATGTTCGTTACGCCCGATTTGATGCCGTTCCAAGCCGCTATTGCCCCGGATTTTAGAACATTGATGGCTGTTGTTACTCCTGTCTTGATACCGTTCCAAATTGCGATAACCGCCGATCTGAAAGTCTCGCTCGTGTTCCACAGGTAAGTAATGACCGATACAACGCCGATGATTGCCGTAACGATCAAGCCAATCGGTGAAAACAGAAATCCGATTGCCGATACAATGCCAGATATCACTCCAATTACAGGCGTTGCCGCCGCCACCAGTGCAAGCACAGTAATAATGGTTCTCTTTGTGCCATCATCCAAGCCGCTGAACCATGATGTCAGATTTGATATAGCTGCTGCCGCCTGCTCGATCATAGGGGCAAGTACTTCTATCAGTGACATCCCCAACTCAATGCCGCTGTTTTTGAGCTGATTTAACGCCTCACGCATCATCTGTGCAGGGGTATGTAACTTTTCCAGTCCTTCACCCAGTACGTCAGTGTTTCCCTGCATGACTTCCATTGTGGAGTTCCACTCTTCAGATCCTGCGTTAAGCAGCGTCATAGCCGCCGCTCCTGCGGTTGACTGCCCCCACAACTCGTTAAAGCCCTTGCCGCTATCATCCGCCGCCTGCTTCAACAGCCCTAGCACATCACTCAATGACCATCCGTCAGCCATCAACTCTTGGAAAGATTTTCCTGTTCTATCTTCCAATGTTGACCCGACATCCGTTCCGCTGTCCGACAACTCGTTAAGCATTGCCGCCATATACGTTGTTGACTGCGCTGTGGAAATACCGTTCTTTGTCAGCAATGCATAGGCTGTTGTCAGATTGTCCAGGCTGACGTTAGATGATGACGCAATCGGGATAACCCGACCCATTGACGAAGCCAGTTCTGAAACCGTTGTTTTACCTAAGTTTTGCGTCTGAACCAGTTTTTGCGCAATGTCATTAGCATCAGATGACTGCATACCGTAGGCGTTGATCGCTGTGGTCAATACGTCCGTTGCCGTTGCCGTATCCGTAAAACCGACCTTCGCAAGGCTTGTTGCTGTCTCAAGGAATGACCCCAAATGCTCATAATCGACCGAAGCTGACAACGCTTGATAGCCTGCCTCTGCGACTGAAGAAGCAGAAAGCCCTGTGGCATTGGACAAGCCAAGGAACATATCTTGCAAATCCCCGACTGAGGTCTTTGACATATCCAAAAGGGTTGTTACCTTTGCAACGCTGTCTTGATAATCCAACGCCCCCTTTGTAGCCGGGACTAGAACTGCCGCCGCCGCCGCTGAAAAGGGAGCAAATGTTTTTGCCGCTTTGTTAAGTCCGCCAGTTACTTTTTGTCCAAGTGACTGACCGCCTTTCTCGGCATCCGTTTCGGCATCGCTCAAGCCCTGTTCATATTCTGACTTATCAAGTTTGAGCGTTGCCATTAATTCAAATACTGTCATTAGCTTCCCTCACTGTGTCGCACTTTGCCTTTATGCCGTTTATGATCTCTTCCGGGGTACGTTTTTCTTCCTTCTCCCCATTCAGTATATCCGTATAACGCTTTGACATGATCTGACCGCCGCAGAGTTGCGCTGTGTTCTTGGTCATAATCATCAAGCAATCAGATACATAAATGCGCAGTGCTTCGTCTTTTTCGGACTGCCTGCACTGCGCTCCGTAGTACGCCATAAAGGGTTTCAGCTTCCTTTGCCCGGTGTACATACCATAGCAGAGCCAAAAGCGGTCTACTCTGTCTCTTGACTCTGCTGTGTAAAAAGGATCTGCACCTCCGGGTCATTGACCAACTCAAGAAGTTTTATCGGGAGAGTTACGGCGTTGACGTGGTACTCCTCGACCGGGGTACAGTCAAGCCTTGCAAGGATCTCGATGATTTCCTGCTTGTGATGCCGTATAGCATAGGCAACAATCTTGATGCGGTTTGCCTTTGCGTTCCGCATCTTCTGTATCTCCTCGTCAGCGAGGATGCCTGCTGTCGGCTCAAGGATATCCGCTAAAACATCCAGTGCTTCATCGTCTTTAAAGTCCGATAACCTCATGATTTCCTCCCGTAAAAATCATCAGCCGTTTGTGCTATAAAACTCCATAGGCATGACATCCTGTGCGTTGATGCTGACATGTCCTGTGATCTCAACGGAAACCTGACCTTTGCCGTTCTTCGTGGTCTTCAGTTCGAAGCCGCTTGTGGACAGGGCGTTGATCAGTTTGATCGCTACCATGCCGCCGTCCGCCTTATCACCGACCCACCAAATGTCAGAAAAGTCAGTCTGCTGCAGATCCCTTCTCGGCAGGATCTTTGTGCTGTCCGTGCCGTCAATGTCCGCCGCACCAAGGGCAAGTTTGATTGCCGCAGGTGTCGTGCCAAGGGCGGTAAAGGACATTTTACATTCCCAACTGTCAAGGTGTTTCAGCTCCTTGGTGTTGTTCGGGCAGTTGTCCACGTCCTCGCCAAGGTCACTGTATGTCGGTACACAAGAAGCAGTGATGCCGCCTGTTGTTGCTGTAATGATTGCATTGTCCGCTACTGCTGGGGATGCAGGATTAAATGTGTTAAGCAGTACTCCTGCGTCCAACTGCATCTCGTTAAATGCAGTGGAACTGATTTTTGTAAAAGTACCCATGCTTTATCTCCTCAATATGCGGTTAAAAACTCCGCAAGTAAATTGATATACATTCGCCGGGTCATATCGCTCCCCGGCTCACTCATGCGCTGTGAAAAGGGGATGCCTCGCTTTATCCATAAATAGCCGCCGTCAATAGCCTGGATGTAGTATCCATTGCTGCCGACCGCTTCAGCGATCTCATCCCTTTTTCGTGAAATATCTTTCCATGAAGGGGAGTAGTACCAAATCGACCCAGACAGCGCAAGCACATCACCGACAGCCCCTGTCATTGACGTATACGTTATATACGGCATCTTTGCATCATCGGGAACGGCGTACTCATCATATGCCGGGAGTCCGAAACTCTCCCAAAAAGCCTGTATAGCCTGTTCTTTATCCATTCGGCAGCTCCCATTCCTCCGCACTGACCTGTCTCATGTTGAGCCCTGCACTTGCAGGAGTGCGCTTGTCATCCCCGTCCGATGTGACCCGGAAGATTTTTCCATCTCTCACCCGGCGCAGTACGTCATGGTACTGTAGATTAATGCCCTTTCGTGTGGTGATGGTGTACAGCCCTTTAACTCCCTGCGCCTCGGCAATTCTTGCCTGCATTGACGTATCCAAAACAATTGCACACTCAAACTGTGCTCCGTCTGTCCAAGCGACTTCAATGCCGCCATAACCGTCAGGCTGTGTGGTTTTGTCTATCATCACACAGGGCTCAAATGCTTCTGCTAATAGGCTCATACTTTCCTCCAATGATCCAAACGTGCGGCAAATACGCTCTGCCAAGATGTCGGGCGTGTATTCCCGGATTGTGAAGCGGAAGAGCCCTTGGAATACGAATAGCCACCGAAGGACTCAGACATATAGGGGGATAATGCTCCGCTATCTTCCGTCTCGTACCTTGCACGCCATGCCGCTATTTCATCAGTCAAAGCGATGACTGCAGGAGGAACAGCCATCGCCCAGATTGCCCCTTCAAACGTCTCATCCTTGAGTTCTGAAGAGGGCATCTTATAAACCCCATCATTGAAAAGACTGCCGATGATGCGGAAGTACTGCCCCTCTTGTATATAGTCTCTCACCGGGATGTCACCAGTGACGAAGATGCCTCTTTTGTTGGTGATATAAACCACATTATCCTTAATCGTGATCGTCCCGAAATACTTTTCACGGCAAAACCAGTTTCTGAGTTCTGCGCATACTTCCGTCAACATCTCACTTGCTCCTTTTCGTCACCTTTTCAATGACAGGCTTCCCCAGCAGGTTTTTACTTCCGCTGAGAAAATCAATTCTTTCCTTGCTGACCTTGACTCCAGTCCTGGGGAACTCATCTCCCTCGTGATAGATGTGTTCCCCATCTTCAAGGTCTGCAAATGTGGTCAGTGCCTTGTACATCAAGTACCGCTCGTGATCGTACCCTTGACCACACCTGCCGCATACTCAACGAGGAACACAATGCCGTCCATAACAAGGGACTCAAGCTGTGCTCTTTCCTCGTTCTGATATCCGCTCTTGATACCGATAAAACCAGTCTCGTCTGCAGTCAGATCGAAAGCCTGTGCGATATCTCCGCTCATGGTCAGATAGTACATGATGATGTTTTCCTTGGCTGTGGCGACGAAAGTGCCTGCTGTGATCCTACTGGAGAGAATGACCGTACCCAGTCCAAGGAAGTTCTCGATATAGTTCATTCCGAACGCTGTCTGCATGGATACCTGTGCTGTGCCAAGGTATTTTGCTACATCTGCCGGGTTAAGGAAATATACTGCCTCTGCTGTATCGTCCTCAAAGGCAACCTGTAACTTGCCCCATGCGTCCGCAAGAGCCGCCTGTAAACCAACGCCTGTTGCTGTGACAGATCCAGTGATTGTTCCGTTCAGCAGTCCGAAGAACTGCGTTCTGATGCCGCCCTGTACGTCCTTAAGCAGTGCCGCATCGGTATCAACAACAGCCGCTTCCAGTCCGCTCTTTTTGATCGCCTCTGCGGAAACTGCCTTTCTCCACTTCTTCAGCGTGATCTCCCCAACCGGGGTCTTTGTGGTCTGATACTGGGAAAGGGGGATGATCTCGCCCTCTGGAACTGCGCCGCTCTGAATCGTTCCCGATGTGGTGTAAACATAAAGCGTTGTGCCTTCCATCATCGGAACTTTCCGGGTAACTCCCAGTGCCTCAACCAGTTTTGCAAGTGATCCATGTGTAAAACGATGTACGAAGTCAATTTCACGAGCCTTTGCCATCTGTGCCTGTGTAATCAGATTGGTTTCGGCAGTTTTATAAACTTCATTTGCCATTTTTTATACCTCTCTCTTAAAATCCGAAAAGGTCATGGTTTTCGGCAATAGCCTTCTGTCTTTCGGCAGTATCCTTGATTTCCATGATCTCATCTTTTGTTGTGTATTTCTTTCCGCTTCCTCTTGTCGGCGGATTCGGGGTCGTTGCCCCATGCTCGTCAACCTTCTGGATGTGCTCCGACCATTCTTCCCGGATGCTCTTGATCATATCCTTGGCATCCTTTACTTTGCCCTTTTCGTCAAGTTCAAATCCGTAGTCGGTATACTTCAGCACCTTTGCGATGCCTGCCTCTGTGAGTCCTGCGTCCTTTGCGACCTCACGGAGTGCCGCCTGCTTCGCCGCATGTTCCTCTTTGCCCTTTACCTCAGCTTTGTAGTCCTCAAACTCTTTCTTCAGTTTGTCGTACTCACCGCCGTCCTTTGCGGTCTTTCTAAGGTCGGTCAATTCCTTCTCCATATCCGGGACTTTGTCCGCTTCAGCTTTGTATTTGCTGATTTCTTCCTTAAGCCCGTTTACGGTTTCGGTATGTGCTGTAATGATCTCGTCAACCTTGTCCGCTTCAATGCCAAGGGCGGCGAGAAACTTCCTCGTAAGTGCCATGTTTTCCTCCTGTTCTTCGGAAGTAGTCTGTCAGCTTCTTTTGACAAACGAAAAGAGGACAGTGCCTCACTCTTTTCTTTGAGTGATTTACTGTCCTCTGGAGTCTTGCCCTCTGGGATCTCTTGCGACCTCGACCTGTCTTCCGCAGCATCTGCATTTAACGTATATGCGTCCGTTGCGTTCGACAGCTATCAGCTTGCCGCAATCGCATCTCATTTCGCCGTTATTCAGCTTTTTCACAGATATTTTACCCCATACTCCGCATAAAATCAAGACATACGCTTTGTCAGTTCGTCAGCAATAATCTGTTCATATTCTCCCAAATGGTCTTGTATCGCATTCCGCAGAAAATGCACTGCCGTGATACCACTTGTCAGATGCCACTCTCCGTCAGATCCTATGTATTTCCATGGCGTAGTCCTTCCGCCGCCTTCCGCATATCTGCCAGTTCCTAACTCATTATAGATCGCATACTCAAGATCTGTTCCGACAACAACCATCTCTTCATCGGCATCGTGCGTTATGCTGTTTCGCAAATCTCCAGTGTTACTGTACCATGACGGATAACGTGGGATTGCGGCAGTAACGTTGTTCTTTGCGTGCGTTTCAGCCTGCAACCCAACAGACTCAAGTGCCGCCCGGATCGCATCTCGTGTTGCTTCTATGGTCTGCGCCGTGTTGCTTTCACTTACTTTGATTTCTATTTTTGTTGGCAAGCCTTCTCGCCTCCTCCCATTTCGGGGAGTTTTTCCCCTTCTGCCACTCATCAAAAGTGATACCTTCCAAACCGGGGGCTGTCTTCGGAACGTCCACCTCATGACCTTTGATCTGTGATATCATCGTGCATCGGCAGTTGTACACCATAGCCGGGTCAGCCGCAGGCTCTCCGGGAAACATGATCTCGTAACCGTCAGCCCGGAACGGCTCTTCGATTTTTACCGTCTGACCATGCAACTGCCTGTGTGCGTGCCTTGTCCTGTCATCCAGTATTGCAACCCATGTTTTTCTTAGGTCAATGCCCATCTTTTCGGCATCCCGGTAGCAGTCCATCCTGCCGCCGTTCTGCGCCGATGTGACCGCAGTTCTCGCATTACGTATAGCCCCTGCGTAATTGCGGTCTGTGACCTTTGCCATTCGGTCTGCTATCTTGTGTACTGGCTCACCCTGCAAAATCCCCTGCGTGACCGCCGATGTTATCTCTTGACGGTTCCACTGCAACTCTTTGTGTTCCAGTATCATCCGCCCTCGTGCCGTGTTGGGATTCGGGTCTGGCAACAGCTTCGGGTTATCCCTTATAAGCCGCTCCACAGTGTGGCGGTCATACAGAGTATATGACAGATCCACACGCCCCTTCGTTTCTATCTCCCACGCCGCAAAGTTATGGTTTAAGGCGTACACATCTGGCAACGCTTCGCCTGTCATCTTCCTCGCTATCTTCCCGGCGTTGGTATAATCCTGTGCCAGATTATCCCTCAACTCCTGCCACCTTTGACCGATTGCAATGTGGGAAGTCATCCAACGTCTGTATTCCTGCTTGCTGATTTCCCCTGCCAACATCTTCTGCCGCTGTATCTTCGCACGCTCCACGATATCGGCAAGGTAATTGTTCAGCTTGCGCCGTACTTCTTTCCCTGCCTGCTTGTACTCTTTGGCGATACGCTTTTCCAGTTCCTCAATGATTTTATCCGTGCGCTTGTGTGCAATGTCCATTCATCACACCTCTTCCTCAGCCTCGATTTCTTCCTCTGCCTCTTCGGGTTCTTCTTCGTGTTGTTCCTTCGGCATCTTCAGATTATCCGCCGCCATCTGCTTTATGATCTCGTCAGCCCTGTCACCGTCTCCAAGTACAGTCAATATCTTTTCCGTAATGTACTCTTCCGGTAGATACATACTAGCCGCCGTCAGCGTCAGCACTTCTTCGTTTGTGTTGACGATTCGTGACCGGGTAAAGGTTGCTTCGTCTTCCACGCCTGCCACTGCTAACAGCCCGGAGATAAAGTCAAGCAGGCAGTATTCAAGCTGTGTGGTCTTGAGGTCAAGCGGTTCGTATGCCGCCCGGATCTGTGTTGCTGTGGTTGCGCCGCTTGCGATCTCCTTTACATCCAGCGCCATAGCATCGTCATAAAGGTCACTGCGTAAGCGGTCAAGCAGTGCTTCCCGGCCGGCATACGGCAAATCGACAACATGAGGCTCTGCAATCATTTCTTCGTTGGTATCGGTGACGGCATGAAGGTTCCTCAGCCTGCGAACGAACTCAGCCAAGTCTACGTCATCCATACCGCCTGCTTTACGCAGTGTCCAGTACACGGAAGCGATATCGTCCAAGTCATCCGCAAACCCCGACTTGATGAGGTCATAAGCGTCTATCTGCTCCCACAAGCCAATCAGTTCTGACTGATGCGCCGGGTTGCCGTAAAGGGGGATGATCGGGAAACCGGGGTAATTCCTGCCCTCATATATATCAACGTCCATTGCATCCGTGTAAATCCTGCTTACGATATACGGACGTTTGTCGTGCAGTATCTCGCCCTTGCCGTCCTTCCACATATAGTCCGTGTAGCCGTCAAGTTCATAAAGCGTTGCCCTCATCGGCTTGTTAGCCGCCAGCTGCCAAAACCTCACGCCTGCGGAGAGTGCGCCGTTCTCCTCGTCAAACAGCGGCGCAAACTCCATAGCCGAAAATACGTCTACATGATCCACGTTGAAAAAGCCAAAAGCCACGCCGCCGACAAGTGCCTTGTGTGCTATATCCTGCAATCGTGTGTCAAAGTCTTTCCCAAACTTTCCTTCTGCCGCTCCGCTTCCCCACGTTACGCCGTTGCCAAGAAGATACTGCACTTCCTGCGTAACAAACCGATTGAAGAACCTTGAAGCGATTTTGAAGTTTGCGCTGTACATGTCGGGTCTTGCCCTTCCTGCCATATCATACAGCACTTTCTCATACAGCCGTATTGTGTGGTTTCTGTGCCTGTCGTACTCGTCAGCAATGACCGCCATCTTGTACCCTTCAGAGCCTTTGTAGCTGTTTATCACTCCCCGGACAAAATCCATGCGGTTCTGCTCGTTTTCGCCTATTTCAAGCAAATCCTGATATGTAACCATTTCCGCTCACCTCTCTTCTCGTTTGTGCCAAGTGTCGTGTTCGAACAAAATAACGTACTGCGTCCTGGAGATGGTCTGCAATCTTCACAGGACGCTCAACGCCTTCTGTTTCATCCCATACATAACCCTGTACTTCCTTCAGCCAGTTTGCCATCAGTGGGGATATCTTAATCGTGCCTCGCCTCATACACGTTGCCGTGTCTCTTATGCCATCCAAAACGTCATTATCCGCAGGAATGACAGCATACTTCTTCACGCCGTTGTCATCCACCCTCCTGCGCAGTTGAGCGATAAATGAAGCCGCTGACGGATCAATATACACCTTCAGCCGCCCCTTGATATCACTCAGCCACCTGTCCAAATCTACGGCATATTCCTCATCCGTCTTTTGCGTTCCTGTGTCACGCCCGGAGTAATAGTACTCCCGGACTGCGTACCATGTTTTGCCGTGATGCTCCCACAGGATAGCCGCAAATGCGTTCATCGTGCCATAGTCAATGGATATGCATCGCTCTTCGGGGTTGCCTTCGGGCGGCTCTGCAATCGCTTCTTGGTACATCGGGTAAATCAGCCCTTCTGCAAGCGTCCACTCGCCCTGTATGTATCTGCCGTAATACACCGTCCCGGCGTACTCCTTGCACAGGTTCTCGACAAATTCGGGTGGAAGGAACGGATTGTCGAAAATCGTGTAGTGCTGAAGATACAGGTCTATGTCCTCACGGTCAATGAATTGCTTCAGCCAATGCCCCGGATATTCCGGGTTGCATGATCCATCAAAGCGGCTGTAGGGCTTATCCAATCGGGACTGGAGCATGTAAAACACTTCCGGGTTCCACTTGGCTATCTCGTCACCGTAACAGTATTTAACAGACATACCCTGTATCTTTGCGACCTGCGTTATCTTCTCAGCCCCCAGGCAGTACACAGGCACGCCGCACACATAAGCGATGTTGCGGTTGTTTATAGTTCCCACAAGTTCATCCGTGTACTGCTCCCTCATCGGCTGGAGCACGTTTCGCTCAATCGTTTCCTTCGATACCCCCAAAATCAGATTAAGCCCCGGATCGTCAGCAACCGTTATGAGCCGCTTCGGTATCATGTGGACTATATCAACAAAGGACTTGCCCGAACGCACTGCGCCGATTTTCAGATTATACCGGGCATCCGCATTGAGGATATATTCACTCTGTTTCCTGCTCAGTCTGTATCCGTGCATTGTTCACATTCACTTCCAGTATCTGCCGCAGAAGGTCAAGCGCATCCTGCCTTGCTTCGGGTTCATCCTGCCCGATGATGTGCAGGATAGTTTCATATGCCCTGACTGCCGCCGCACCGTTTTTAGGGTTCGCCGCTATGGTCAGCATGGACTCCGTAAGCCTGTCGGCATAGGTGTAATCTTTGCCCTTTGGCTTTTCCTCAAGCATCATCTTCATGCGTTCTCGCATGTCACGCTTTGCCCTGCGTGCCTCGCCCGATGCTATGCCGCCCATCCTTGCGATTTTTCTTTGTTCCTCTTTTGTTCTCTCTGACTGCGGAACTAAATTGTCAATCCCGTTCGCACCCATCTATACCTCACTCTTCCGTTTCGTGCGTTCCAAGCCGTTTTGCTCTACTCATTATATCACAAATAGCACACTCCGCAAAGATACGAAGTGTGCCACAAAATCACTGTTTCTTCCAGACAAACTTGATGCCCGTCTTTTCGTCCAATTCACGTTGCAGGCTGTTATAGTCAACACCCGGCTCATTCAAGCTCATCAACCGTTCACAAAACCTTGTGACGATCCGCTTTACCCTTCCCGGCATATTGCCGTACAGATCAGTCACCGCAAGCCCCATACAGGTTGTGTAGAGTTCCACCACACGGTCATCCACATTGTTCTGCCGTTCTTCTATCTGCCTGCCATACCGCTGTTCAAATGCGCTGCGCTTTTCGGCTTCCCTTGCCATCCGTCTCCGTTCCTGTCTTGATAGGCTCATCCTGCTCTCCTCAAATAATCGTCCAGTTGTCTATGGTTGGTAATTTTTTGTTAATTTTGTGTAATTCGTTAATGGCATTTATCCCGCCACGGCTCAAAATAGCCGCCAATCCTATGATATATGCGGTATTGTCGTATTTAGTGTCTACATCAACGGAATTAACATACATTTGTGCTATTCTCATAGCGTCCCTGCCTTCTTGCGTTTCGCATTCACGCAGGCTTTTATTAAATTCATCAATATAGTCCTCACAATGTTTCCTATGTTCCATGGCGGTTTTTGTTTCTTCTTCGTACTTATACAACAAGGCTTTCTGCTGTTCAATGCTACGCTCATTCCATCGTATCGCCTCTTCTGTTTCCTTCAACCGCTTCGATGCATCAGTTTCGCTTTTCCACATGTCGGAATACTTGCTCCCGGAATTTGCTATTATGTCGAGAACAGCAGGCACAACTTTGCTCTCTATCTGTGATTTCATTAACCCTCTTCGCTCTAGTTCCTCTCTCAGGCAATCCAACCCCGTCATTTAATCATTTCCCCTCTCTTATCACTGCCGCCAAGTAAAATGCCGCCGTCATAATCACCGCTCTTGTATCCGCCTTGATGTTTACTAAGACTATCAGGAAGATACACA